CTCATGAGGGCTAACCCGAGCATCTACCCAGAGTGGAAAAAACAAGTTCATGAATTTGGACTTGATCTTTCACCTGGAAAGAATTACATCCATAGTCGATATGGAACTGTTAATTCACAACTCATCATTGATGGGTTGGTAGTTAGCTCAGGGAAACAGCAGGTCCTCGATAGGAGGAGCCGTGTTCTCGGAGAGTGTTTGAGAGATTTGGAATTTCAGATGAAGGGCTCACCAACTGAAGAGATCATTGATCTCTTTAAGTCGGTGAACCGTTCTAAGCTATCACAATCGATTAGGGACATTAATGTTCCAATCAGTCATGGTGGCTTATCATTCTCGTGGGGAGTTCCACGTTCGAACCCTAGTTCAAAGCGCACAGCAATGCTGTGTTACTTGTACGACATGTTCAAACGTATCGAACCCCAAAAAGAATGTATCGCGATTCCGTATCTCTCTATTGAAGAGAAGAATATATCAGATTACTTAGAAGAAGAAAGAGTTTTCAACGACCCGAACTTGAGTTCAGAATATCATGAGGAGTTTATCGCTCCTTATGTTCTGAACGTTGTTCAAAAGCGTTGCATGAAGAATAGTCATCTTCGAGACATTTTGCTCGATCAAGACATTAAAAATCTTCCAGCTCTTTCTTTTCTTCGTACTTACCAAATCCCTTGTACTGATGTTAAAGTCAGGAAAGACATCCAAAGAGAAGTCGACTCATTGTTTTTAAGTCGATTCCTCCAAGGAGGTCAGGGATTCGGTTATGATGTATTTCGTAAAGAATTTTTGCAGAAAATGTCGAATATCCCGAGTAGTGTTAAGTCCGTCAAGCATTTAGTTGCTTTGATGGATGTCAACATTCCTCAGGACTATCTTCAGTATCTTAATTTGAATTTTAATCCCTTGGGATTTGATTCAAAAAGATTTGAAAAGAATCTCGGAAAGGCGCTAAGCCCTTCGAGTTTCGATTTACCTGAAGTAGTAGATTTTGAAGACTTTTCCCTTGAGGTGGGGGAACTCCTGGCTTTGCCAAGAGATCTCCTCACACCGGAAAAGGAAACAGAACTTCGTGATCTATATCCGTTCTTGTTCGATGCAAGCGACCACGTGAGTGACGATGAGACTTTCCCATCTCATACGTTACCAGGTGGCGTTGCATAGAACACGCCTTTGGAAGGGCGTTTCTCGGGCTTTCTTCAGTCTATTATTCCCTCTTATAGGAGAGGGAAGAACGATTAAGTTAGCTGAGAAAAGAAAATAAATTTTCTGCTGATAGTATTGGTTTTGGTCTATTTCAAC